ATGATTAACTCCATTTCAAAAGATACAATAATTTCAAAACTGAATCAATTAAAATCTTTGCCTTGTATAGAGCAAGTATGTAAGGGACTGGCGAAAGCAGAAAATAATATTTGTACTATACCTTTATTATCAACAAATAAGGAAAACCTTTAAACATACCATAAAGTTAATATCAAATTATATTTAAACAAACCAATTATTAACCATCTGCACTATGCCAAGTTTCTCTCTGAGCAGATAAGCAAATCAATTAATTTAGTAAATATCAATCAAAGACTTTAAAAACCCTTCGTGTTGCAAGTATATGGAGAGCCATAATTCAAGCACCCTTACCTATTTATTACTTTATTATTTTTTGTATATCATTTATAAGAGAGAGCGAGGGAGGATAACATTAACGGGTTATCCTTCTTTTTTTATCACACTAGCCGAATCAAGTCCAGTTCAAAGTAGACACGATCATAAAGTTAAAATCCGAATCATTGGGAGTTTCATCATCGCCTGTATAAACCTCAAAATAAGATGTTGCCTTAGTAGTTACATTGGCATAACGCCCGTGAATAGTACCGCCACTTTCACATGTAATAAAAACAATATAATTATCCACACTTGAAAACGGATTTTGAAATGTAAGTTTATACCTACCTTCCGAAACACGGGTAATACTTGAAATCGGGTCAGGCGTAGTCTGCTTCGTAATCCTTCCACCTCGCACCATTCCTATATTATATACATTTAACCCGAACCCTGATTGATTATAAGAATTAGTGTTGAATCGGTTTAGAATTATCCACCCGTAGAAAACAGCCCCTTCACCATATCCGATTAATTCGACCCCTTCGTGTTTTTGAATGGTTAGTGCTGTCTTTTTAACTCCGTTCTCAAAAAAATACATACCGCTAGGTGCAGAAGCCGATATATTACCTGCGGGCGTTTTACTCTCAAATTTCTCATTAATGATTGTCGCTCTGAACCCATTGTATGCAGTTGTAAAAGGCACTACAAATGCAATAGTCCAACTCAGTGAATCGCCCGTAATCACGATATTATTGTTGTCTTGAAGCCCATAAGTGGAAAATTCCACCCCACTGCCTGAATTTAGCCTGTATGTTCCGTTCCTGAATGGTGTCAGTAAGCCACCCCTCAGAAATGCCGTACCGTTTTTTCCGTCTAGGAACAAATTAGGCAGATTGTCTGTCTTAGCTATTGATTCAAACCGATCACCGTTCACCGTAAATCCCCCGAACTGTGCCGTCTCTGCCTGAATAGCTTTAGTGATGGTTGTACCTTTCAACTCGATTGTTTTACTTGCAAGCGTTATCTTATTGTCGGTTAATGTCAGGGTCGAGCCGACAATCTGGGGGATATCTTCGGGTGCTGGCGACCAAGCCGACGATTTAGTCCCTTCCTCATATTGCAAGTTTGCCAGATAGAATGTTCCGGCACTTCCCGAATAAAAACACACACTACCACTGCTAGTCCATACGCCTTGCGTCTCAAAACGCTGCCATGCCGTAGTTACAGCACATGACTTTGAACCCGTACCGCCTTCATGCGAAATAGTTACATTCATAGTGGCTGACGCTTTCATATAACCCGAAATAACATAGTTCTTTCCCGAAGTCCGCCTTGTAGCCGGATTCTGATATATCCCCTGACTTGCAGCCGTTGCTACTATTTTCGCTACCTTTCCGTATATAGTATCGCTTTCAATTGTCCTCGTACCACCGTTAGAACTCCAATTCGTAAAATCATTACTGAAATTCGAGTTCAAAAGCAAATTCCGACCTCCAATCTGTATTTTATTGACTTCTAGTGCTATTTGGTCTGCTGTTTGGTTTATCTTCGACCAGAGTGTCTCGCCTGTACCTACCGAACCTATTCCCGTCTTAGTTACTAAGTTCGTGATCGAAGCATCGGTAATCGTTTGCTTTGCCTGAGATACATATACATTGATCTGCTGCCAAGTGCTGCCATTCCAACGATATGAATAGTAGCAACCATCTGTAACACTTATCTTATACCAAAGATCACCCGTCTTAAAACCGCTTGTCGGAGCTAGGGGTGTAGTATCTGAATAATACGTCTGGTTTTTAGTATTTGCCGTAGTATTCGCTGCATTCGCTGTCGTTTGGGCATTGTTGGCTGCTGATTGTGCCGTATCTGCTAAACTTTTATAATCAATTTCGGCTTGGGTCATGTCGTAAACGGTAGCTAAACCCAGATACCACTTAACAGGGGCGGCGGCTGTCCCTGCCGTTCCATTGAGGGCGTAGAAATTGGTACTGCTGAAAGTTCCGCTACTGCCCGATTGTACGATATTAATATATTCCTCATACTTACCTGTTCCGATTGTCGGAGTTATCCAACGCTGATAACCACCTGTTCCTGTTACATTAGAATGATATGAAATGCTGTAATTGAGAGGTAGTTTTGCGATTATCCGTGTAATAAACTTAGCATTTGCCCGTGTCGTTGTACCCCAGAAGAAACCGCCCAGATACGGAGAAGCCGCACCTGTATTTGATATTTCCACGCAATAGGCTGACGTAGTAGGGCAATCTGCTTGCTTGGCTATCCGTTGCATTGTAGTGACACCGTTTGCTGCATTATTATAAACGGCAATACCATTCATCCCGGTTGAAAAATCAATATCACGATACAATATCTTACCACCCTGATACGATCTTCCTTCGGCAAAGTTCTTAGCTTCATTAGCTGCCGTATCGTCCGTATATTTGGTTGTGTTTATCCAGTCGGCATCTACAAAAGCACCCGAAAGCCGTGTATTCTGGCTCTGTTTGATTATTCCTTCATAAGTGACCCAAAGATCATTTTTAGCATAGGGAACTGTCGGTCTATCGGTTGCAGCACTAGTATAGGACTTATACACGGCATTTTTACCCTCAATCTTAGAAACAGTAGAAGCTATCTCTCCAGCCTGTACCGTTAGCTTTGATTCCGCAGTAGTGACACGTCCGTTCAGGGAATTAAAGTCGGTTTGACTTGCTTTTAAAGCGATTTTATCATCCAGAACTTTGAAAGAAGTATCTATCAGAGTAGCTGTTTTGACCTGTAATATTTCTATGATCGAAGGTTCTGAACCATCCAGACGGTGAACCATCGGATTAAAGAAAAACTGGTTAACCGTGCTATCAGCACTATAATATAGGTACGATCTGAAACTTACAGCCTTATTATCAGCCGTGAACTTGAAATCAGTTCCGCTAAAAACTTTCCTACCCGACATGTCGTAAACTCCGCTTATACCGCTTTGTGTCGTAACAGCATAAGGGTGAATAATACCTACCATAAGAAACCATTCTGCATTAGCCAGATTTGTAGCATTCCAGAAATAAGGATTACCGTTCGCTGTTATTTGACTTGTCGGCTTCCAGTACCGTATTCATATAAAACTCTAACGCTTTGGGAAAATTTGCATTTTCATCATAAAACTGTGCGGCGTAATAATTAGCAATAGCCGATTCATCCGGCTTTCCTTTCATATAAAAATATCTTTGAGCCACAAGAATCAGGCTATCTTTTGTAATATCCTTTCCAGCTTCGTATTTAGCACCAATATAAGTTACTATATACTGCATATAATCGTTTTTATCCATATTTTCAGGATTACGGATAGAATCAAGCAACCCCATAGCCACATCAGGTTTACTTACAGCTAAACTATTTTGAGCCTTCTGTAATAATTCTTGTGAATTGTCTTTTTTACAGGAAAATAAGGATAATGCGATCAGCAGAAAGAAAAAATAATATTTAAGTAACTTAGGTAGTTTCATACGATAAAAGTTTAATGTGTCAAAAAAGAACGGTTGCAGAAAAACTGAAACCGTTTTGTATTGAGTTATTTAACAGAAGAATCTATTAAATCGTTTTCCTTCGTGTCAATTTTGTGTATTAATGTATCTTTTAAAATCAAAGACATATAAGCCCCTTCTTTACCTCCATCCCCTGCACCGATTCCCTGATCCATTTCATCTTTTTGACAGGACGTAAATAAAAATGCAGTAAGGCTAATTGCAATCAGTATTGTTTTAGTTTTCATTATTATATAATTGTGCGTTAAAGGTTAATTCAGTCTATCGAGAACAAATTACACAAATAAAAAAAAATGAATTTGAATAATCGCACCAGATTGAGGCTTTAATATTTTAGATGGAAATTTTGAGGAATTAGTTATTAAAAAAGGAGAAAAACTATCCCCTTACTAACACATCACCGCTAATCGTAACCCTACCGCCTTTCTTATACACAAAGCACCGTGAACCCGATTCATTTTCGACTACAACATGAGCGTTATCATAGACACGTATAAATGCGATTGCACCATCACGGATTATTATTTTCACTATCGAATCATGTCGAACATGAATATCTCTTGAAACATAGTTGTTTAAAACTATTTCGCCGCTACAACTCCCGTTAAGGATGGCGATTTTAGGATTTAAAAGATTGACATTAGAATCCACAAACACCCCTTTACCTTCGGCGATCTTCCCGAAGTTCTTTTTGATAAATTCATTGGAAGGGTAATTATTAAGGATGCAGAAGTCAAGACCTTTAATATACTTATCCACCAATTCTTCTAACGAAGGCGTTCCCCAATCATTAGTCCAATCACTACACAGATCATACTTTATAGCTTCTGTTTTCAATATTTCAGATACATTCATACGGGTTATATTTATTATAAAACAAACTCTATATATACAGCGAACCCTTCTCCACCATAACTAGTAAGGGAAGGTTAAAAAAAGAAGGAAAATAACCAGAATCGCCAACTTAGAGCCAAAATTTAGCCGTCAGTCAACCTATTTTCCAATTTTTTCAGAGGGTAACACATACAATCTCCATATTGCCTTTATGTATTTGCTTTCGCCTCATGGTGTCGCCTGTTGTTGGTTCGTGGTACAGAGCAGGACTATTCATAAAGGTGTTACAACTCGGTGGTGATTACTTAAGAGTAATCTCGTTCTAATGTTTAACTCCCCAGAACTAGGTATAAGAAGGGTGTTAAAAAAACGGCAGCCGTCCGTTTCACAAGTTCCGACTGCCTGAAATGAATTTATTAATTCTATAAAATGAAGAAAATAATATAAATTTAAGGATTAGAAAATAGTTTTCAAAACATTTAATAATCTAATTTACAACAAACTAACTATGCTTGGTATTTGTCACACCATCTAAGAAATATTGAAACGGACACCGCTTCCGCTTGTACTAACCCGACGTAACAGCGAATAAGTTTCTTCCGAAAGCTCAACTAATCGGGTCGTGTTGTTGGCAGTAGCAAGCGTGTTGATTTGAATACGCATAATCTCGGCTTGCATCAGGGCGAAAGTATCTTTGTTAGTCTCAGCATGAAGAAGTATTCGTTCAACCATTGACCTTTGAACCGAAAGGTCGGCACGCATCGCATTGATGTAAGAAGCTAACAGATTGGCAGTATCTTCAGTTACTCCGGCAATTCCTTTCGACAATGTTTCTTCACTCGTTGCATCCTCTAGGTTTATCCCTGCTTCTTTTGCGGCTTCAACTAATATTTCCCATGCTTTCTGCCATTCCCCCAGATTGCCCTTAAGTTTGGTAAGTTCTTTGACTAAGCCGTTCATGTCTTTTTTACTCAGATCGCCATCGCCCAAAATTCCCCCTTTACCATCCGTACCGAACATATAGGTTCGTAATTGCTCCATCATCGGTTCTACATACTGCAATTGAAGAACATTTTTAAACACATTCTTCATAATATCGGCTACCGTAGCGTCAAACGCCTTTGCAGCATCCTCACCTTTCGACCAAGCCTCGACCAGAGCATCTGAAATACTTTTAGCCCAATCTTTAATTTTTATGCCATATTCCTCGCCTGCTAAATCTTCGTAGAAATACCTGATCTGATCTTTGATTTCACTGATTTGGTTCTCATAGTCGGCTACGGTATTCCAATCGGTCTTTTTCTTGGCAATCTCATTACGTCGCTGGCTCTCCAGTTCCCTTTTCTGTTTTTCGAGATTTTGAACCTGTTGCTTTGCCTGACTTGTGCTTATTGCACCTAATTGGCGTTCGACTACCCTTTGTAACTCGCTGTATTCATTCTTTAGATACTTTACTTGTGTCTGGGATTTCTTTATCGCTTTATCCAGCTTTTTGTCGTGCTGCTGTGCTATGGATGTGATACCGCCGATTATCCCCTGAATAACTTGAACAGGGTTTCCGCTTGCTATTCCCATAGCGATATTCGAGGCAGCCCCTACCATTTCACCTATAAATTGGGTGGTATCGGCTGCATCCTCATTACCTAGTGCATCGAACATACCACCTAATTCACCCCCGACTGACTGAACAATGGCGTTAAAGTCTTGCATTTTTGAGGACATAATATCCACCATATCCATACCTTCGCCGTATTCCGATAATGGACGCATAAGACTGGCAAGAGGGTTACTTTTTCGCTGGTCTTTTTGTAGTCCTGAAATACGTTTCAGAATACGTTCGTACTCTTTTAGTTTTACAATAGTATTGCCAACACTTCCGTCCTCATTCGGGAGATAATAACCTTCCAGCTTGCCATCGTTGTTATAATTACCATACTTAAGTTTTCCGTCCTCATTTTGGGTATTGGAAATTAAATCGACGGTTTCCTTTGCCTTTTTAATCAACCTATCCAGATGGCGGTAGCCAATTTCGGTCAGGTCGCCGAATAGCTGATTATAGAATGGGGATAATTGCAATAATTCCGCTTCCAAATCCTTGACCGCTTCCTGCTCGGCTTTAGTTAAAGCGTCGATAGCTTCCTTTTTCTTTCCGGCACTCAGGTTACTGTTTTCTACATCCTCACGCTGTTTTTCATATTGGTTATGAATCGTATTTATTTTATCCTGAGTAGTAGAATACTCAGCGATAATTTTAGACATGTCGATTTGAAGGGCGAAATCTTTTTCCTGAATTGCCTGTCTTATATCCTCGACCAGTTCCCTCACTGCTTCGGGAAGTTTGGTCTGGTCTGCATTTAATAAATCTTCATAGATACCACCACCCGACATATTTTTAAGCTGGGCTTTCATGGTATCTATGTAATTCATTACCGATGCCGCAGGGTCGCCAAAGGCTATTTGAGCCGCTTGTCCCTTATCTCCCGTAATACCGAATATTTCTTCATACAGGTTATACTTATCCTTATATTGGGATAGCTGCTTTTCAATCTTCTTTAATTCCTTGTCAGCATTTTTGGATAATGTTTCGATCTGGATGCTGCCAAGTTCTTTATTCCAAGTAAGCCGGACATTCTCGGCGGTATCAGCATTTTTCTTACCGATTTTTAGAATGTGTTTATCTAAAACATCGACATTCGTTTTTAGGTAATTTACATATCCGTCCTCAGTTATATCTGAAAGTTGTATTCCCTTGTATTCTTCTATGGACTGAATATTTTTGAAAGCATCCTCCGCAGACATTAATTTTAGAAGGTCGCTATATTCCTTCTTAGCACTTTTGACAATCTCAACCTGTCTTTTGAGTTTTTCGGTAAATTCATCCTTCTTACTTCCTTTCTCCTTTGGCTTGAAAAAGTCCGATAAGTCCATACCTATCATCTTACCGCCTTCTTCGATCTTACCTTCTGTTTCTTTATCGGCAATATATCCTTCGGCTAGTTTTTTCTTGGCTTCGGTTATTTTCAATGGAAAAGGGAACTTGTTTTTGTCGATGTCGAATCCAAGTTTTATAAGGAGTGGTTTTTGCTCGTCCATTCGGGTCTTCACTTCCTTATAAGTCTTTTTCATATCGTCGATAACTTCATTCATATCTGTATCTAAATGAATAGTGACGACGTTTTTGTCCGAATTTATTTTATCGTTAAGTTCCTTTCGCCAGCCCTCCAGTACTTCTTCGCTATCCTCTTTCAATTCAAACTTGATGTTCCATTTGGATAATACTTCTTTCTGACCATATTTACCAAGTTCATCAAGGCTTTTAATCGTGGTTCGGATAAGCTCTTCGTTATCTTTATTGAATACATCGACACCCTTGTTTTTGAAATGGATTTCCAACGTTTTAGCCAGTTCCGTTAAATCCTGATTAGCGTCTTTTGTTAAGGTTGACAACTCCCACATCGAATCCGAATATTCCTTTACATGGCTCTTATGGCTGCCAGTAAATATATTATTATACAAATTGGTGTCAGACAGGCTGCCTTCTGCTACCTTAGTCTGGTATCGGGCGTTCTCGGCTGTATGAGCTATCAGATCATATACTTCAAGTACTTTTTCGGCATGGGTTTTCTCCGATTTAAGTATATCCTCAATTTGTTTTTGCCTTCCTTTGGCAAAATCTATCTTACCGAAATTCGTAGGAACGCCCCCGATCTCTTTAGCCTTATTCATTGTTTCCAATATCTTAGAATAAGTCTTATCCAGTTTTACGGCGTTCATATCTGCCACATTCTCCGCTTTCGCCAGCTTCTCCAGTTTCTCAACCAGATCGTCCGTAAAAAAGCCGCCTGTCTCGGATATGGCATACTTGGCAAATTTTTTAGCATCCACCATCGTATTATATCTTTCCTGTGCCTGTGTCAGCAAATCGAGATTATCCGCATGGTCTTTTATTGCCTTTGCCAGTTCGGGTTCTTTCTGCGATAGGGTTTTTATTATCTCGGCTCTTTCGGCTGTGGCAGCCTTATTGTCCTTTGTCTCTTTTGTCAGTTCCTTCAATCGGTTTATGAGCTTATTGACCGATTCAGCCTGATTATTTATATCAGTAATAGACGACAATAACTTTTCTTTGGCTCTGTCCTGTGCATCTACAAAAGCCACAAGACCGCCGATAAGTGCAACTATTCCGGCAAATGCCAAAGCATAAGGATTTATTTTTGACACAGCGTTCAAAATAGTTTGTGCAATAGTCAGGGATTTAATAGTAGTCAACAATCCCTGCTGTGCTATGGTCGCAGCTATCACTGCCGCTTTATATGCACCGTAACCTAGTATGATCGTTTTGAGGATAGCCCAATACTTTTCCCACTTATCCATAATATTCATTATGGCATCGACACCGCCTTTCAATAAGTCACTGTTTGCTGTTCCGATGGCATCCAGCATAATGTCGTAGGCATCCCGTAAGTTGGAAATCTTACCTGCCAGTGATGTCGCCTGTATTTCCTGCATCTGATAGAACATACCGCCCTCATTCGTCATATCCTGAAAGATTTCCTTAATCATGGCATAAGGAACTTCACGCTTCGATATTTTATCGAACACGTCACCTGTTGTTACTATCTCTCCGTTTAGTTTGGTAAACTTCTTCGCAAGTTCATCTACCAACGGAATGCCTGCCTCTGTAAATTGACGGACTTCTTGCCCCCGTAATACTGTGGCAGAACGCACTTGTCCTACTGCTAAAACAATGCGACGCATATCTACACCAAGCCCAGCACTTACGTCCGCAAGGCGTTTCATTGTATCGAAAAGTTCATTCGCAGGGAATGAAAAAGCGGACAATTGCTTGGTATAATCTACAAGTTCCCTGTAATTAAATGGAGAGTAAACCGCTAAATCCCGTATCTGCCCGAATATTCGGTTTGCTGCTTCTTTGTCTTTCAGTATGGCAGACAGTGATAACCGTTGTTTTTCCAACTCACCGCTTACCATCGCCATTTCTTTTACAAATCGTCCAACCTGATAAATGGAGAAGTAAAACCCTATCTGAGTAGTTAATTGCTGTAATAAGGCTTTCTGACTGAATAACGATCTGCTGGTTTGTTGTATGGCATTGTTGTAATTACCCTGTCCCGATGTTCCGACTAATTCAGCCCTTCGTTTGGCTGCCTCTGTCCGTTGAATTTCGGTTTGAAGCCTTTGCTGGTTGATAAGTTCTTTACTTGCCTTTTCTTTTTCAATGGCGGCTAATTTGGCACTGTTTACAAGTTGTTGCCTTTTGATATTTTCCGTTCTCTCAATTTCACTGCGTAGTTTTTGTTCCGAAGTTATGCGGTCATTGTCTTGGGTCGCATTTCTTGAACGGATGCCGATACCCTTTTCAATCTCGTTGTTTAGTTTTTGTTCTAAAATCAACGAATTGCCTGCACGTCTTTCTTTAGCTTCTCCTGCTCTGGCTTCTGATTCGATCAGGCGGTTCTTTCTTTCCTGAATTTTCAGCGAATCCAGTACATCTTTAGTAGAGTTCGACGTTTTTCCTACTGTAAAGCTGGAGAGTAGATTTTGTAAGGCAACGGCATCTTTCTTTCTATCTTCAAGAATCTGCTTTAGCCCCTTATCGTCGCCACCGATAAGGAAACTAAGATTTCCAATATTTGCCATGTCGTTTATGTGTTTGTGTTAAGTTCTGACAGCTTCATTTGCTGCCATTCTTCCTTTTTCCTGCGTTCCCGTGATTTGCGGAGCGATTCTTCATTCAGCCTGATGCTTTCTTCGTCGGCTACGCTTTTCTTCTCTCTGGTGTCGGAGTTATAGACTACCCGTGCTACGTCCAAAGCCATAAGCTCATATTTCGCTACGGAGAGTTTGAACCGATAATGAAATTCAGGAATGGTGATTAATCCGAAAAAGAATGTTAGCGGCTCCGTTATCCAAGCATGGTCTTTTCCGATGGCGGTTCTTGCTCCGATGAAAGTTCTCGTCGGAATCGCTGTACTTCCTCTGTCGTCATTGTCATGTTCGTTATCTTCATCTGACTTACCAATGCAGAACCGATGTACCAACTCCCAGCAGGAACTTTTTTTTTAGACAGTATGATTATAGGTTCTAACTGATCGAAAGAATATCCTTTCACATAATAGAGGTAACGCCAATATATCCAGTGAAAAAACTTTATTTTTAATCCGTTCAACAGGCAAAGGGAAGCCGCTTTCGATAAGAATTTTGATCGGTTGGTAATAATTTTGATGCTATCTTCATCCTCTGCTTTTACACCTTCCATCAATTCAAGTTTTGATAATCGTTCAAGTGTAAAACCTTTCATCCAGCCGATCATATATTTCTTCTTTGTTCTGGGTATGGTTAACTCGTCTTTGTCGTTTTCCTGAATGGATAACAGTAGTTTTTCGTCCTCTATCGTTGGTTGGTTCATAGTGGTTTGTGTTTATAGGTTATAAAAAAAGGGAAGGAAATACCCTTCCCCTTTTGGGTTTTGTATGATAATGAAAAGGTCTGAAACCTTATTTTTCGTAGAAAAGAACGTCGCCTTTATTATCAGGATTTGCTTTCGGCGTAGCGGTAAAGCTCACCGCAAAAGCACTGGATGAAGTGGAAGTCCAATCGAAGTTTGCGATAAATTCGCATCTGGGAATTACGATTGCCATATCCCCAGCCGCATTAGTGATTTTCACCATTACATTGATAACCTTGTTTTCAAGGTCTACGGCAGTACTTTTTGTAAATCCCGTAATAGGCGTAATTGCGGCTGCATTGGTTTTGAAAAAATAAGATAGAATCTCTTTTGCAATCGAAGGAATCTTACCCGTAATTGTAAATTCGCCACTATCATAGGTACAGGCTATTGCTGACGACATTTGATCGACCTTGATTTCTGTCTTACTCGGTTGTGCCTGCGAAAAGCTCACACTGTCCTTTACAGTGTAAATTTCGTCTGCATTGTCGAATGTGGTGGTAGCCAATGCCCCAACGGGTGAAAGCTGAATCTTGGAGATTCCTATAAATACTTTGTCTAGTGCTGCTTTAGTAAGTGTTGCTGCCATGATTATAAAGTTTTGATGTGTGTTTGTATTAAGATTGCTATGACATTATACCCGTAGTTGTCGTCTCCCAGAGGGATAACCGTAGGGTGTATGTCGAATAAATAAATGTCGTTTTGTATCGGAAAAATGGTTAATAATCTGGAGTATAAAAGGGATAGCTTAGTAGCGTTCTTTTCACCGTTTGAAAGGTTTTTCGCAAACAGTTCTATTTGGCACATACAAGTACCCAAAGCCGAAAGGTCAGTAATTTGAGATGCCACCGACACAACTGTAAAATCTGTCATAGACGTATCTTTCAAGTTAGGGCGTTGACCTAAGAATACCTTTTCCGTTACATTACCGATTCGGATAGCTTCGGCGAGTGCTTTTTCAATCTTCTGTATATCGTAATTAAGGTTCATTTGATAGGTTTAAAACTTTTCACAAAGTCATGTCTTGCTGTTTCGTAGCCATCTACCAATACATTTAATCGCCGCACTTTTTGGAGATATTCACTATATTCCGTCCCAGTTGTAAAAACGATGCCGTATTTCTGGGTACAAACGTAACTTTTAAGGAACTCCGCAGATGTATTTTGACCGTAGCCTGCATCCGTGTTTACATCTGCTGTAAACCATTTGCGTATTCTACCGTCGTAATCCAGAAACTTATAAACAGTCTCACCTTCAATCAGCTTGTTTCTTATTGGGTCTGGGTACTTACTGTTAAATCCCAGAACTTCAAGTTTTCCCATGTAATACACCCCGAATGCGAATGATGTTATTGTATTACCTGTCAGGTTTCGGAACTTGGTCTGCTTGGGTAGAATATCGTTAACCATTCTGACACCAAATTCTACCATCTGCGGTACGACGTAGTAATATTCGTCTTTCAGTATAGTATCAATACATTGGTTAAACTGCTTTTCGATGCTGTTCATTGTTAACTGATTGCTGTTGACTGTTTACCCGTTTCCATTTTCGTTGAACCAGACGTTAGCCCCCAAGTTGAATACTTTCGCTTCTTCGATTTTACCTTCCTTTACTTCTCCGTTGGTGTTATTGGTGAATGTCACATAATCCCCTTTTCGGATTATAAAAGTGTGTTTCGGCAGAGACAGTTTATAATCGGCTTTTATCACTTCTGCGTCAATATCCAACCCTCGCACCATATCACGCAAGCCGCATATAGATTCAAATACAGGTTCAAATATTTCTTCTCCTGTTACCAGATCGGTTAGGGGTGTCCCGTATTCGTCCTTTAATGCCCGTTTGACCGACATCTGATGTGGAAAGCGTGGGTTATAAGCTAAAGATGTATTCATAAATATTGATTCACAGGTTATTGATCGGTTGATTTTATGCGAACTCAGTTAATAAAAAGGTCTGCGACCTTACCATAAGTTGACAAGTTTTATCCCCGAATTGTACTTCTTGTCCTGATACTTTTTGTAAATGGATTTAGCCGTATTCTCAAACCGTTTTTTATCCGTAACCGAAATAGTTTTCCCTGCTTCCGTATGCGTCCATCCCCCGTCACTGTCTTTCGAGCCTGTGTATGAGGTTGGGCTTGAAGCCGCCCACATGAGAAGGTCAGCATAAAGAAGCTCCTTATCTTTCATCGACAATTCGCTTACATCAGAGTTCTTTTCTATTTCACGGAAAACACGGATTGAGTTTAAAGCGATCTCGTTTACATCGAAGCCGACCAATCCGATTAAATAATCCTCAATCGTCACATAAAAAGCAGCCGTAATTTCTACATCTTCCGTCGATTCGAGTGTGTACGGATTATCCGTAAATGTCGATTCTCCGTTAACGAAATGCTTGAAAGTCCAGCCTACATCGGGAATTGCCGTTAAGGTGATAGAATTTTCATCTATCACCTTTTCGGTCTTTCCTTCACCTGATATGTGTACGGTCGATTTCATATCAGGCTACTGTTAAGTATGTCATGTATTGAGGTTTATCAGGTACAACCAAAGCTGTTAGCTCCGATTCGATGTATTGTGTATTTGTTCGTGTGTCGTACCACTGTTTCAATACGGTTCTTCCCCCGTCGAACCATGCGAACCTTGCCGCAGGGTCAGGTACAACAATAGGCTCTACCGCTTTTATAGTACCCAGTTTGCCGTCGGGAACTAACACCCATACATTCGGCTCGAATGATCTGATTTGGTCTTTGACAACCTTACCGGCTACTTTGTCGAATTTTTCTACTGCAACGATATTATCAATCACTTTAATTGCACAACCGATAATGCCTTCCAGCTTTGTTTTGACAACCGATTCATCCAATACCGCAGCCAAAGGAGCAATGTTATTTGCATCTGCCAACGGATAGATATTTAAAGCAATCGCAGTCCTTATTTTCGAGTGTTCAATTGCACGCCTGAATGTCAGGTAGTCTACTTCAAAGTGCATGGCTGCAACACCTTTCTTCTTAAGGTTGTACACTTGGTCTTTCAAGTTCCTGATAGGGTCTGAGGTCGCACCTTCCGCATTGGTATCATTGGTAAACCAACGAGCCGTAGTCGTAAGTATAGTTCTGTTAGTATCTGGAATTTTCGCACCGAAAGTAATGTCTTTGATACCCGAAGGGTTATTGGCTGCATTCAATGTGAAAGTACCTGTCGAAACCATTCTGTCTCGTTGATAGGTCAAACCGTTGTAGTTACCGCCGATCAGTTTTGATGTATGGTCGAAAGCTAGGTCACGCATTTTTTGACTTAAGTTGGTAGAAAAACGTCCTGTCCTTTGGGCGAAGATCATTTCCTCTCTCAGAATCTTTTCGTTTAGTGCGTACCCGTGTTTAGCTCTGGGTATTGTTCCCGAACTAAGTTCAAAACCTTCGTGATGTTTATACACGGCAGGAGAATCAATATCTACATAAGTAGGCATAGTGTTCAGACCAAGTTCCGCCTGTATTTGATGATATGTGAAATCAATCTGAATATCACTGTCCCATTCAAAACCGTCTGTTTTGCGTCCGTTGTGTAGAGTAGAAAGGTAATTGTCTACAAATTCCTGATACGTTTCGTTTGCGAAGCCGTATTTTATAAGGTCATAATAACTGTTATCTCGTGGTGTCATGGCTTAGATTCCTTTCTGAAATTTAATTTGTGGTAATACTTCTTTGATGCAGTCGGGAATCGGCTGTATGCGATCTTCCATGATCTCGCCATGAAATACCGATGCTACGGTTGCATATTGGTCGCCTTCTTCTACCCAGACATCATTTTCTGTCAGTCCTGATGGTACTGCATATATTTTTGCTCCCGTTCCGGCTTTCGATGCTTTCACCAGAATGTCGCCTTTCGCAAGTGTCCCGAAAGCATTAGCCGCAATCGTAAAAGTGACAACACCGTTTGCAGAATCCAGAGCAACGCCAGCAACGGCAACACCTGTGCCTGTCGTTCCTACTGTGGTGGGCGATTTCATTAGGTTGGTCCCGTTTGTCGGTTTGGGATGGCTTGCATACGCCTGAACTTTCACTGTTGTATCTGTCGCAGTTACATTTTCAGCTACTTCAAAGGTTTCTATGATCTTGGCTTTCCCCCCAGCACCGTCAATGCTGACAAGTGAGCCGGATCTTATGATCGTACCGATAGGTGGAAGATATTCAAGCGTACCGCCTGAACGTTCTTTTTGGTTGATAGTCAGCCATACGGGATAAGAACCGCCGTATTTCTTTGACTTTACACCATTTGTATTAAATGTTCCCATAGTGTAGTTATAAGTTTGTGTTAGGTTATTTTATTCTGCCTGTCTCACGTAAATGCTTCATATAAGCATCTTTGCTGGTTTTGGTTGAGCTGTTGGAAGAGCCACCGCCAAATGCCGGGACATAGCTGTCACCACCATACAGGTCAGCATACGCTTTATCATACATTTCTTTCCCTTTTTTTGCCAGATCGGAAACTGATATTTCTTCGGTAGGTTGCAATTGCGGTAGGATTAGATTTAAAACCGTTTCGTGGCTTGCTCCCTGTTCCTGCATAAGTTTTTTGGCTTCGTCCAGCTTCTCGGTTTTTAGGACAGCTTCTTTTTTTTCCGCTTCTGCCTTCTCAAATCGTTGCATTCGTGATTCCAAATCAGTCAACTTTTCATTATCGGCATTTTGTAGTCCCGATTTGTCTGGATTGTCAACTGTTGGCTGCTGACTGTTAACTGCAATAGGTTTATAACTCTTTTTGAAGTCATTCACCTTTTCCGCTACATCGTGATTCAGTTGCCCATCCATAGATTTCAAAGCATTAGCATGTTTTGAAATGTAATCGCCGATCTTATCTTCCTCTGTCGGTAGAAAAGGCATAACCGAATGTTCCAAATAATCGTCCCATGTTCTCTGTGATAAGCTGGTTTCTCCAACCAATCCTTTTAGGTCTGTGGAAAGTTTTTCTTTCTCCATCGTGTGTGTTAGTAAAGTTTGTGTTAGTACTTGTATGAAAAAGAGAGAGACAAAACGGTCTAAAACCGAAAAAAGCCCGATAAACAGCCATTTATTAGCTGTATATCGGACTTTCAAGTCTCTGTAAAATATGAATAAAGTTTGCGGAAGAAGAAGGATTCGAACCCACACGCCCTTTCAGACGACGGTTTTCAAGACCGCTACAATAGCCATTCTGTCATTCTTCCATTGCGGAAAGCGGAGTAATCGAACCCCAGACTTTACCGCCCAATGTTTTTAGCAAAAACTTACCAACCCTATTGGTTTCACTTTCCGTTAGTTAAAGCGAAGTACGTCAGTGCGAAAAAAGGCTAGTGGAGAATAGCCCCACCATTACTAACGTACTTGCTCCTGTTCTATTGATACAATTTTCTTACAACATCTGCATTTTATCTCAATGGTAAACCCGTCGCTTTGGATTACCTCAAATAAACGCTTCCTGCAATTCGGACAGAATTTCCAGTTAGTTGAATGAGGCAGATTGTAAGAATATGTGTTAAGTTTTTCTAGTATTTCTGGCATTTACCAATCTTTTTTACAAATGTATGCAGTCCTTAATTACTATGCAAATTTCGGTGTTAGGAGCTTTCTACTACATCCCTTATTTGCCTAGAATACTATAAATTCACTATATTTGCTATGTGTAAAAATACATAATCAGAGACATAACAAGTCCGATATTTCCTTTAAGGGAAGTGTCGGGCTTTTTTTATTTTATCGACCTTGATACACGAACTTGACACAACTTTCAATGCTGACGTTTACACCTTAGAATATCTCAATACTCTAAGGAAAGAAGATTCGTCCTATAACATCATCGCTCAAAAAGGCTCTCAGGAACTATTCTTACAATGCGAAGCCGATATATGTATTTTCGGGGGAAAACGTGGAGGTAGTAAAACCTTTTCACTTCTCATGGAAGCATTGGGCGATGTTTCAAACCCTTTCTTCTATGCTACACTATTACGGAAGGAAAAAGAGGACAGCAGAAAAACAGGCGGCATAATTGATAAATCCGACGGTGTATATTCCCAATTCGGGATATATAACAAATCCCAGCAAGACATGACGTGGAATTTTGCTTCTGGCGGCAAACTCAAATTCGACTATTATTCCGACAGCTTCGAAGATTTCAAAAAACGTTTTCAGGGCTTGGAACTTTCCTATGTCGGAGTAGATGAAATAACACACATGCCTTACGAATATTTCAAGTACTTACTTACTTCTAACCGTAACGCTCACGGAATTAAAAATCGTTTTCGTGGAAGTTGCAATCCTGACCCCGATTCTTGGGTGGCAAACTTCATAGATTGGTGGATTGGCGAAGATGGCATGCCGATTCCCGAACGCAACGGAGTAGTCCGCTATTGCTTCATGTATGGCGAAACCGTGAATGAAATCTATTGGGGCGATTCAAAGAAAGAAGTTTACGAGCAAGCCAAAGAACGCATAGACAAACTTTGGAGAAAAGAATACGATGTGTTTGGTAACAAAGAGGATATGTTCATTAAGTCCGTCACATTCATAGAAGGCAAGCTCGAAGAAAACGTAAAGCTAATGAAGTCCGACCCTAACTACTTGGGGAACTTGGCAAACCAAAGTGACGAGCAAGTAGCCAGAGATTTAGACGGAAATTGGAAATTCAAAACTGCGGGAGTAGGATTATTGACGTTCGAGGACATGGAGAAGTTTTTCAACAACTCCTATCAGAATCAGGGCGGTAAATACATAACATGTGATGTGGCATTTGAAGGGGGCGACAAATGTGTCATGTGGTACTGGGAAGGCTATCACGCACGGGATGTTCGTGTTATAGCCGTAGATTCTAAAAAGACCGTAGAATATGCTAAAGAGTTCCTCCAATTACACGGGGTACTCGAAGATAATTTCTTATACGACGTAAACGGATTGGGGCAAGTATTTAAAGGCTACATGCCAAAAGCCAAGCCTTTCAACAACAAGGAAATGCCCACCAATGGCGACCGCACCATGTTCGAGAACCTCAAAGCTGAGTGTGCATATAAATTCGTTCAGAGAATGAAAGCAGGCGGTTACAGCATCGAACATTCTCTCAGGCTACGCAAGTTTAGCGGTAAAAACTATAAGAACGTATCACTCGAAAATATTCTCCTTAAGGAACGTAAAGCAGTAGCACAAGACGACAAAGACACAGACAAAAACTGGAAGCTCATATCCAAAGTCGAAATGAAAAAGATTATCGGACGCTCACCCGATTTCATGGAAAGTTTCTTCATGCGGGAATACTTTGAAATAAAGAAAATCAAAGCCAGACGAACTGGCGTATGGTTTCTATAAAACACACAAACTATACAATGAACCTTAAGCAAAAAATAGATTATTCGGTAAACCTTATAAAAAAAGCGGAGAGGTTGGCACTTCAATATGATCCTTCAAATGGGTTTTATCTGGCTTTCTCTGGTGGTAAAGATTCACAAGTAATATATGAATTAGCAAAAATGGCAGGGGTGAAATTTCAAGCTCACATGAATCTTACCTCTGTTGATCCACCACAGGTAGTAAAGTTTGTAAGAAAACACTACCCCGACGTTCAGCTTCATCGACCTAAAGAAAGTATTTACAAGCTCATACCTAAAAAGAAGTGTTTACCCAGCCGCCTTATCCGTTGGTGCTGCGATGTACTAAAAGAACAGTCAGGGGCGGGTACGGTCACGATACTCGGTATAAGGAAAGCCGAAAGCCTAAGAAGGTCAAAAAGAAACGAAATAGAAACAGGCAAGAATAATTTTTCCGGCTCCTTAGACCAATTCGATACCCATAATGAAACACAGGTGTCATGTATAAAAGGGATAGATAAGATTCTGTTATCCCCGATTCTCGATTGGTCTGAACGTGATGTCTGGGACTTCTTGAAATTAAGAAATTTACCTCACTGCGAATTATACGATTTAGGATATAGAAGAATCGGCTGCATCATGTGTCCGATGGCAGGAAAAAAAGAAATAGCACGGGACAGGCTTATGTTTCCCAAAGTCGAAAAAGCCTATAAAAAAGCAATAAAGAATCTACTTGCATCAAATCCGAAATATGGTTCAAAATTAAATAACGACGAAAATTTGATTTTTGAATGGTGGGCTAGTAGGCAGAAGCAGAATGTATTCATTGCTCTTAACCTTCAACAATACAAAATAAACTTTGACTAACACTAAACTTATACAAATATGCCTATAACCGTAGATCAGATTTATAACCAACGGGAACGCTTTTACAGGAATCAGCCTAATCGTGGATTCCGTACAAATAAGTTCTTGCGACGTGAAATATATCAAGCCGAATACCTCTCGGAACTTGACCCCGAAGGTCACAGAATTAATGATAATACATACTATGAAAACATACTCAAAGAAGTACCTATATTAGACGATAAGAATGAGCCGACAGGCAAAAAAAAGATTGTCGAAACTCCTATTGAACGTGTCTCAGTTCCATTACAAAAAGTAATATTACAGAAACACCTTACACATCTATGTGGCGAGAAAGTAAAGTTCATACATCATAACCTAAATCCTTCCGATCACGAACACGAAACATTTATAAAGTTCAAAAATGGATGGGAGAAAAGGAATATGGAAACTGCAAAATACGAATTTTGCCAGTCAATCAAAGCTACGGGCGATGCAGCGTTTTGTGCCGTTCGTGACAACAAAACCTTTTCATACCGAGTGTTTTCCGTACTCAAAGGCGATGGCTTGCACCCCATACGAGATTCACGGGGGAACTTACGGTTATTCGGACGTAGTTTTACAGCCTACGATTTCGAGCGTCAGGAAGAAGTACCCTATTTGGAAATATGGGACGATAAATATTGTACACTCCTGACATATTCAACCGAAGGCGTAGAAAAACAATCAATATCGTGGGATGCTAAAACCTTCAAACACGTTTTATCCAATACAGCCGATACCGACGGCTGGTACGTCGTAGACAAACCTAAAATTCACGGATTTACTTCTATTCCGATTGAATACCTCAAATGTGAAGAAGGGGCTTGTTGGTCTGGCGTACAGGATTTGATTGATAAACTGGAACTCGCACTTTCTCAACTTTTTGAAAACAACAAATCGTATGCTTTTCGTATTATGCTCGTCAAAGGTGATGTGGAAATCACAGGTGATTTAAGAGGGCAGGCAAGGGCGTTACTTTTCGACAATAGCGATGGCGATGCTAAGTTTATGGAAAAAGCCGATGCTTCAAGCTCTTTCGAATTACAACTTCGGGAAACGTTGAAATACATTCTCATGGGTAGCTTTACAGTCCTTCCCCCTGAAAATACAAATGGCGACCTTCCTAGTGTTTCCATAAAGCTGCTCTATTCCCCTGCGTTGGAACAAGGGCTGAATGACAAAAACTTCTATAATAAATCCATAGACAAAATAGTATCACTATTCAAAGAAGGTTTTGCAATCGAGGAAGGGAACTCGGTTTCAGACTTTGAAAAACTCGACGTTCGTGGCGACCTTGATATTTATATACATCAAAATGACAGTGAAGTCACCAACAACTTAGTGATGGGTGTGACATCTGGATTCACTTCAATCGAAACAGCACAGGAAAACAGCATCTATGCCGCAGCCGATGAACTGAATCGCCTCAAAAAACAGAAAGATCAGGAATTAAAAGACGAAAGAGAGAAGATTTCTTTCGAATCAGCAAATGACGGAATGAATAATAACAATACTCAGCGAAAAATCGTTGCAAAAGCCACATGATACCACTATCCGAAACACTGAAAAGGAAAACCGAAGCAAAAAAATATCTCGATCAGGTAATAGATCAGATGTCATTTGCCGATTCAGACCTTAAGGCAATCATTAAACGAAACGCCATTGATCTGATTAACGTTTCCATGTCATATTCTGATTTGGGAAAGGCTTTCCATTTTTCACATAATCCGACACTTGAAAGTAAGGTCAACGACATACTCTACAAACTCAGAAAAGATATATTCAATATCATTTACCTGCGAGCCGAGTATGTCAATGATCTCGCTTATGAAAAAGAAGGACCCGCAAAAGATAATAAATTCCTGCTTTTGTTTCTATCTTCTAAGATTGCTGAAAAAACACTCGAAGCTCGTATAGATCAATATATAAAACTGATACATTCCGAAGTTGAAGCATACATTGCCGCAGGAATAAATAAAGGTCTATCCGGGTATCAAATCCTTAATGCTTATATCAACTCACTAAAAGTTCCTTACAAAGCATCGTTATTGCTTGAAGCATTTAAACAACAAGGATTCAAAGTAGAGCGTATCCTTAATAAAGGTATCACATTCGGAACGGGTAAATATGTTTCCGCTTTCAATAGTCTTTTACGGCTGGAGCAGCAAACTATATTTCATGCCTACAACAATACCCTCAATCATATTTGGTTGGGTAAAACAAATATAGTCGGTTGGTACACCACCAGAGCAAGTTCTTACCCCTGTATATTATGTGACGACAATGTAGGCGTGTTTCATCCCAAAGAAGAATTTTTCTACGGCTATCATTTACGATGTTGTTGCTTAATGCTTCCTGTATATACTTCGGATATAATTTAATAAAATATGAAACCAACTAACACAAAACTTATCCCCCTTGATAACAAAGGAAAATACACAAACCATTTTGGAAATTTCAAATCAAAAGCCGAAGCCGACAGATACGAAGTACTTTTGAACATGGAGAAAGAAGGACAAATAACCCAACTGCAAAGACGGGTCAGTTTCACATTATTAGAAGCCGTAACTGTCATTCGCTATGAAAAAGAAGTGCTAAAAACTAAGACTAAAACAATAAAGAAAAAAGTCTGCGTCGAATACCCCGTCAACTTTGAGGCAAACTTCACCTATCGCAATATAAAAGGTAAACTTCGTGTCGAAGTCGTTAAAACAGATAAAGAATACAAAGACCCAACTTACATCATTAAACGTAAACTCATGCGTTACTTACATAATATCGTTATAATTGAAAATTGACTTTTCTTAATAAGTTGATGATATTCTTAGTAATATAAAAAAATAAACATACCTTCTTGCATATTTTAGAAAATGATTTTCTATATTTGTCGAACTAGAAATATTTATATAAGTTTATCTATATATAGAAGAATAGCATTTCTACTATCTGATATTTATCTACTATTATTACCAACCTGAACAAAAATAGAATTATCTTGTTCTAATCATAGTAATAGTAGTCTTTCAAAATAGAATAAAGAAAATGAAAAAAGATTTACTTCAACAAGCAATAGACTATATTGCAACAGAAAAAAAGGGTTACAGAGATGACTTGGAAAGACTTTTTGGTGAAGAAATAATCAAGAAACTAGCAAAAAAAGGGTATATTTCTCAAGGCTCAACACAAGACGATAATGATTCTAATAATTTTAAAAGAACTTGGGGGATTGTTTCTGAAAGGATGGATATGCATAATACTATTTTCACCTTTAGTCCTTCCCAAAAAGATAAAGAATTAGGTCGGAAATTATATAATTTGGGATTTAGATAATTTAGTTCCTAAATCCCTGTTTCAGCGAATTGTCTTAGTAGTTAATTAATCTTATGTCTTTTCTACATTGAAAACTCATTGCTATTCTGTGCTGTGGATGCCGACCTTTATCCACGACCATCTTACATATTGTGTTGAAAAACCTGATTTGCTCAAATTAAGTGCAGATCAAACTATAAACCTTGATAACGTAGAAATATCTGACGGAGAAGGTAATAATTATTCTTACATAGATTTGTCGTTAAAAAAGGCTAAAGAGGAAGGTGAACCTGCCAAACGCGATATATGGGTTGGGATAAGAGGAGAGAACAGAAATAATAGATTAAAGAAGCGTAAGTTCTGGGAAGGTGAAAGAAAACCAGATAAAGTAAAATACCTCTATTCATTAGAGTTAGAATGTGTAGATGTCAGCAGGAATGGACTTATTCAATATAAATATAAGATTCCAGAAAAATTCGACTTCGTTAATAAAAAGCACCCATTTATTAGTAGTACAGATTTGAGCCTTACCCATGCTTTATACCATGCTATTAAGGAGTTTTTTCACGAACATAAGTTCCATAAAGATCATAAGGATTCTTTAATAAATCCCTGCCCCAGTAGTACAAAACCACATTCAATCAAGGCTCCGGATAATCCGGCATTATTGCATTATTTAGCGGAGTTTGAGACAATTCTATTAGAATCAATACACGATATAAATAGAGCCTCTAATCGGATTACAAGACTTCGTAAAGTTAAAGATGGACAAGGGTTTAAGAAAGCCATAGATGTTTCAAATACTTTGCTCGAACAATGTGTGAAAATGTTGGGATTCGGTGTCTATTATACTTCACTTTGTTCATCCAGATATAATTGTGCTTTTAAGAAGGAGTATGCGGGCAATGTCCGACATATATCACCAGTTAATACCATCAAAAAAAAAGAATATTACCAATGTGCTATTAATATCGAAAACGCACTTAATTATATTAAAGTCGTTGAAACTCAATATCGGGATTTTATCAATATCGGAAATGCATATTTGTTAAGATTGAATGATGATTATATGTCTCATATTCAGGAACAAACATTGAAAAATATTTCTGATATTAGTGTATTACAACAGAAAAGTGAAAACTCATCAAAACAGACAAATTTGAATAGTATCGTTATAGCCTTAATTAGTATAGCTATTACCCTTTATGGGGTTTTGCTTGCTCCCGATAAGAAGGATATAGAACGTATTTTTCATGGACATTTCCAAAAATCAGATTCTGTTACTAATATGAAAATAAATAATGAAAACACTATCCTACTTGACTCTATAAGGCATTTATTCCCGAAAGAAGAAACTTCTAAAGGCATATCTGGGACAAAAGAAAAAATACCTACTAAGCCCAAACGTCTCTAAACCTTTCTCCTACAATACTCACCCATCAATAACGCATCCACTATCCCGTCATGTGCTTTTTCGGCTCTGGCTGATTTTGTCAAATCCTCATTTGGGAACAAACGCTTTGCCGCCAACAACGAAGTTGCTTTTGTATCTATTGCCTTACTATTCCCCGATTTATACACAGGTCTTACACCCTGCCACATTTCCCGTTGCCATTCCTTCGGAGCAACCTTAGTGTAAGCTATTCCCATCCCTGTAAGCATACCCTCTAAAATCCCCAGCGACCAGCCGAAATTAAAAGTAGATTTTGCCGCAGCCCCGAAGATTGCATGCACATCTTCAACTACAACATGAATATTATTACAGTTGTATGGTGAAAGAATATCCCTTATTCCTGATAGGTCAATTTGATTTCCAATGCACGGAGTAACCATTTTCAAAATGACCCTTTCGTCTTGAAATAGTACGATAGCCCCGTCTTTACCGACATCTATCCCTGCTCTTATTTTCATTGTAAAGTTTGTGTGTCCTTACGCAAAAGTAGCCCTAATTTGCACTATTTTAAAATTTGCGACATTGTAGTTTTGTATGTATATTTAATTAATATTCAATTATTTAAAAACGTTCTATATGACGCAAAATACACATGATAAACAAGACAAGTAAGAAGAAAAAGGGAATACAGATCGGCAACTTTATAGTGACATTCGACACAGGCAATCTTAAAGCAGTAAAAATAACGTCCGTTGCCGAAAATTGGAATGTTCGATACCGGGAAGATAATATACTTTATGCTTGGATTTTGAATGAATTGAAAACTGAAGAAGGGCGAGAAGTTTTGCACCTTGCTTTTGCTTGCTGGTTCGCAGCATCGAACGGTATTCCCGACGACACTTTTTTAGAAGATGTCGTTCAGGCATATACCCGTTCAATAGAGCGTATGAAAGAAGGAGTTAAAAGGCTTTCCGAAGAAGAGGATCAGGAATTATTAGATAAAATGAAATCCGACTTTGGAAGTCCGAAACCTACTACGGATAACACTCATTAAGCCTTTACGAAAAGTATTCTATGTTTTCTATACACTTAGGCTTAATCACTCACTAAATTTGTAATGAACACGTCGTGACGACGGAAAATCATGTAGTTCGCACTGATTTATACTTAAATCGTGTTGAGGGGGAGCGGCAAACTCCCCCTCTTTTTATTTCAGTATTAAAATAACATCCTCAGTAAGACCAGTACATTTTGCAATAACAGATATTTCAACACCGCTTTTCAGTAATTCCTTTGCAATTTGTGCCGTTCTGTTTTCTTCTTCCTTTTGTTTGAATATATCATTGCAAATAAGTTCAATACAATTTTGGAACCTTTTCTTTCCTTCATCAGTATTCAAATTTACGCCACAAAATTCTGAACGGTCTTTATGCAAAATCATATAATAAATCCCACTAATTAATATAGCTGTAAGCATTCTTATGTCAATACAGGAATCTTTAAAATATTTATCATATTCAGCTAAAGAACTATCCGTGTCCAACTCTCTTAATTTCGCTGTTCTTCTGGTAATAGGGTTATCTTCTACTAACTCATAAATCAGAAGTTGTTGCATAGATTTATTGTCCAACAATGAACGGGAAAGTTCAATAATTACTAATTTAAAGTAGCTGGGCAAATCGGATTTATTAAATTCAAAATCTAAAATATCATTCAACCAATAATCATATTTTTTAGTAAATTTTTCAAGAAGTTTATCCAAATCAGGATATCTTTTATAAAACATAGTCGGTACTACATTCGCTCTTTCCCCGATTTTAGCTAAAGTTAATTTTGAAAACCCCAATTCTTCTATAAGTTCTTTGGTAGCGTTCATAATAGCAGCATCTACTTCTTCGCTGTTTCTTCTTGTTTTCTTTGGTGTAGGATTACTCATTAGCATAATAATTTGTCTACTAAGATACTATATATGTTTATGTGAACTGGATTGTTTTGTTTATTTTAACTAATGCAGATAGCAAAATGTTAATATCCGACTTTTTGTGAGTAGCCAAAATCCCCACTCTGATTCTGGCTTCTCTATTTCTTACAGCAGGATAGCAAATCGCATTTGTATATATGCCCTCTTTCAGCAATAATGCAGCTACTTCTTTAGCTTTGAAATTATGCCTTATCATTATAGGAAAGATCGGCGACTTTGTTTCTTTGTAATCAAAACCTTCTTCATCAAGTTTCGATTTCAAATATTCCACATTATCCCATAACCTTTTTCTGATAGAAGGATCTTCCTCAATAAGTTCTATTGCTTTGATAACCGAAGCGGTCACTTGCGGTGTTACAGAAGCCGAAAACATAGTAGTATTGGCATAGTAGCGTAAATATTGTACCAATTCTTTTGAAGTGGCAGCAAATCCCCCTACACACCCGAAGGACTTACTGAAAGTCCCGGTTACAATATCAACCTCACCAAGCATATTATAATATTCCAATGTACCCCTGCCATTTTCACCCATAACACCTATACCATGTGCATCATCTACCATAAGAAAAGCACTATATCTCTTACAAAGGGTTGATATCTCAGGGAGTAAACCTAAGTCACCATCCTGAGAATAGACCCCATCAACTACAACCAGTTTTGTAGTATATAAATTCTGAACATTCTTTAACGTCATTTCAAGATACTCCATATCATTATGACCTATATTCTTAATATTAGTGCCTTTCAATCCGTCAAGTACACTCGTATGTACAAACGAATCAATTAATGCTATATCATTCTTCCCTAAAAGACAATTAAGCACTCCTGTATTTGCACCAAAGCCGGAAGAAAAAATCAATGAATCTTCCTGACCTACAAAATTTGCAATTTTTAGCTCTAATTTCTTGTGGATATCTAAATAACCGCCGATTACAGGAGCAGCACAAGCCCCCGTGCCGTACTTTCTCATCGCTTCGATTCCTGCCGCAATTGTTTCGTCCCGACCCGACATTCCCAAATAGTCATTGGCTACAAAGCTGACAACATCTTTAAATAGACCTTCATTAATATCAAAAATATTCATTCTCGAACTTATCCTAGAATTGCTCTCTACCCAGTAAATCAGATGCTTATTTTCTTTACACTGATTAATCCATAATTGATTAAAAAGTTCGGCTCTTTGGTATATATCCATATCAAGAGATATATTAGTGTCTTTAATTGAATACAACTCTTCCTCTTTCATAATGTTAGATTACATTTTATTAAAAAATAATTAATTAATAGACTAATGGATTAATTAGATAATAAATTATATCTAATTAATCCAATCTGCAAATATAATATATTAGTCTATATATCAATATAATATATATTTAAAAATAATATTTACAATATTATTTCATCTTAATTATAAGATATATATTAGTATCTATATAATTATCTAATTAATAAGTATATATAATAATAATGTCTGTATATCTTAATTATATATGAATAATTAAGATAGTATTGATTATTTAATATACATTTGTAATTACTATATACCACATATTTAATGATAATCAATTTATAATAAATACTAAAAAAAGCACCATTAAACTATATAAACTACTAATTCTTTAATTCAAATTATTATGAAAAAGTTATTATTAATTTTCAGCATTTTGTGCATATGCACAGTAGGTAGCAATGCACAACTAAAGTATCGTTCAAATGGAAAATTGACGATGGGTAATGTTGAGCCGGTTGGCTATTATACGACGCATTTATTCGGTTGGGGGCATTATTACTCTTGGGTCGGCAATGGCTATGATACTTTTATGAAAATATGTCTGGGGGTAGCCTCTCCACGAATATCAGGAACAGGAGATCAGATTGTATTCTACAATTCCGAAACTAGTCAGTACAATAGCATACAGGTTAAAAGTGTTTATAATTACTCCGATGCGAGAGCAAAAACCAATATTGTACCTTTAAGAAATGCGATTGACAAAGTTTTAAGCCTCAATCCTGTTACCTATAATTGGAAAGACCCGGGCATGTCAGTGAGAAAAAGTGCCGCAGGGGGTGAATTGGGTGAAGTTGGATTTTTGGCACAAGAAGTAGAATTGGTACTTCCGGAAGCCGTAACCGAAGATGAAGAAGGTAATAAACTGATAAATTACAGTGCTATCATACCTCTTTTAACTGAATCAATGAAAGAATTAACAGGGCAGATAGAAGCCCTAAATAAAGAAGTGGACGACTTACGAGCAGCCAAATCAACCTCTGGAATAGAATCTGAAATGATCAAAGATGCAAATAAACCAATCTTATATCAGAATACACCTAATCCTTTTGGTACGGAAACAACAATAAAATATTATATTCCAAAAGGTAGACAATCAGCAAGCATCTGCGTATTTAATCTGCAAGGAAGCATGTTATTGAAAAAACCGATTACAACTGGCGTTGGAGAAGGGCAGATTACACTAAGTGCAAGCGACTTGAAATCTGGTATTTATCTCTACACTTTACTTATAGACAATAAGGAAGTTGACACAAAAAGAATGTTAATTACCACTAATTGATACTGAAATGATAAGTAATCTCAAAAAGAAAATATTTAAGCACCTAGATTTTGAAAACTATTTACGGTTACACCAAAGAGGCTTCTTCTTTATGTATAATACCTCTCTGCTTAAATTTAGTGATAGTTACAAATACCATTATTATATTAAGAATTTGATTAACAAAGGTGATGTGGTTCTCGATATTGGTGCAAACTTGGGCTATTATTCCATCCCCTTTGCTAAGCAAGTTGGTAAAAGTGGTAAAGTCCATTCAGTAGAGCCGATCAAGGTGTTCAATAAAATTTTTAATGAGATTGCAAAAAAATATGATAATATCATATTGTACCCCTTCGCTTTGGGAACGGAAGAAAAACTGATTCAATTGGTTTCTTCTCCGCAAACTGGTTATTTCAGAACAGGATTGCCACATGTTTATGATTCGGTAAAGGACGGGGATTTAAGCAGTAGTGAATTTTCATTTGAAGCACAGATGAAAATACCATCAAAGCTGTTTGGGTCTTTAGATAGGATTGATTACATAAAATGCGACATCGAGGGTTTTGAATACCTTGTGCTTTCCGAGATGAAAGAAGTTATCAGGCGGCATAAACCGAAAGTACAAGTGGAAGTATGGGGACAAAATGAAAAAACAATAAAAGAGCTATTTGATGAAATGGGGTATACACCCTTTAAACTCAATAAAAACAAGTTGGTTTCATTAAATAGTAATTCTTCAAAAATTGAGGGTGATTATATATTTATTCATAAACAACAGGCAAGTAATGTAATTTGAAGTTGATTATTTGATATTTATCATCCTGATATTAATAATTTATATAATGATAAAATGAAGCGGATAATATTCTATATAATCCTGATAATTGCCTCGCAGAGCATAATGTGCCAAAATTATTACTGGTACAAAGGTGCTAAAATTCCTTTGACAGAAAAGAGTGATAAAAGATTTATCTTAACGACATCATCTAACAGCACTCAGGTAGCGAGTACTTTACAGCAACAGGGGCTTAAATACTCAGCTTTTCAAGCCATGTCAATTGCAGGGGTTAATACATACAGTGCTGGTACACAAAGCACCAGTTGGTCTTTTGTCGAAGGAAGTACAGTTCAAACAGCTACTGCCAATAATACGACAATAATCTATGAAGCTCCATTCTATATTATGAATGGGAAAGAAGTTGGTTTGTCTCAGATATTTTATGTGAAACTAAAGAGCTCAGCAGGTGTAAATGATCTTATGAACTTGGCGTCATTGCATAAAGTTGAGATTGTAGGAGAAAATAAATTCATGCCTTTATGGTTCACGCTGACATGTACTAAAGCGTCAACAGGTAACGCCCTTAAAATGGCAAATTTATTTTTTGAAAGTAATAAATTTGCAGCAGCAGTACCTGATATTATAGACAATATAAAAACTACTTGCGATAATGATCCACTTTTTAGCAGCCAGTGGGCATTAAGAAACACAGCACAAAAAGGAGGAACATCAGGGATAGACATTAATTATTGTAACGCTAAAACCCTATCAACAGGAAGCACAAGTTTAGTTATTGCAGTATTCGATACTGGATTTGAACTGAATCATCCTGACCTAAATGCTTCGTCACTCAGTTACGATACCAAAACGGCAACTTCACCAAGTAAAATTTATGGACATCATGGGACTGCGTGTGCAGGAATTATTACTGCAAAATCCAATAATAGTCTGGGAGTATCCGGCATAGCACCTTCCAGTAAGTCAATGTCACTTAGTTTTCAATTTGGTTATAGCCCCAATGCCGCACAGGAGATTTCTAATGGAATTAATTATGCTACCAATAATGGGGCTAGTGTTATTAGTAACTCGTGGGGTGGAGGAGCAAGTAGTGATATGATTGACGATGCTTATACCAATGCTTTAACTAAGGGTCGCAATGGTCTTGGCTGTGTTGTCGTTTTTGCCGCAGGTAATGACAATTCCGGTTACATTGGTTATCCAGCCAACAGCAATCCGGATTTTATAGTAGTAGGAGCAATGAATCAGTGTGCCCAAAGAAAATCACCAACTTCTTGCGATGGAGAAACCACGTGGGGGGGGAATTATGGGACTATATTAGATGTTAGTGCTCCCGGTGTTCTTATTCCGACAACAGACCGTCAAGGATCAGCAGGCTATGCTACTGGAGATTATGTAATGAACTTTAATGGAACCTCAGCCGCTTGTCCGCACGTTGCAGGGACTGCCGCTCTTATGTTATCAGTAAACCCAAGTCTGACACAAAAACAAGTAGCAGACATCATAGAATCTACCTCCAGAAAAATAGGCAGCTATACTTATTCTACAACATCAGGAAGAACTAACGGTACATGGAATAATGAACTAGGCTATGGTTTGGTTGATGCGTATGCTGCTGTTTTAAAAGCCAAAGCTGGAAGTTGTAGTACTATTACTTATTCAAATCAAACTGTAACGGCAAATACGGCTGTAACTGGTTGTATAGTAAATGCAGCAAATGATTATGTAAATAGTGGTAAACTTACAGTTACCGCTACGGATTATACAATCATTAATCCAATTTTTGAGGTAAAACTTGGGGCAGAATTAGAACTTAAATAAGCGGAAGATACCAAATAAATTTCCTGTAAATACTTAAATAAAAGACGCATACATTCAAAATGTCATGCGTCTTTTTCAATAATTAAGGTGGCATCCGTTAATCACTTATCAATTTTAGCCTGTTACCACGATAGAGCATTGTCGGATTAATAAAATACAATCCGCAACTATAAGCATTTGCTAATACATTATGCCCTTTCAGTTCTGTAATAGCCCGATATATAACAGCATCACTTTTATAACCCGTCACCTTCTTCGCTTTAGATAAATTCAACCTGACTACATCATCATATCCCATACCGTCTATTAAGAACCACAGTACCTTAGTTGCCGATACGCTCAGTTTAGGTAAAACCTCTCGCCCATTCGCATACAACTTCACAAAACGCTCCGAATCGTATTGTTTATCCCTCACAATAGCATTAAACCCGTTCCCCTTTACCTCACCCGTGCTTTCATCCACAAGCGATACCATATCCCCTCGTGCATATACCGAAGTCCGCATTTTGGTTTTTAGGTCGTAAATCGTTTCAATAAAAGGATTTGTAGCATTTAGCTTTCCCATGAATCATAAATTGTGTTATCATAAATACACGAAATAGTTGTGACCGATTAGTATAGTATTAGTGACTGAAACAGTCATAAATAAATATTTTATATATCTTATATTCAATTGTTTATATTTGTATCTATATAATCTTATAATAGAGAAGCTATTTATTAAATAGCAGTTCCTTCACTTACACATTATAAAATAGGCGTATAGGCTCTAAGTGTAAATCATACATTACAGCCGAATACAACCACTAAGTCAAGACTGCGGCACTCTATTATCAAATCCTTTGTCATAGCCACTATCAGCCTTAAAACAGCCTGTATTTTATTGATTCGATCCATACTGAATATACTTTTGAATATATCTTTTCCACCAAAAATAGTACGGTAATTACTACTATATAAAAACCAAAAAAAAATACCCAAAAAATTTAGCTGTATCGAAAGCGATTTTCTGTCGGTTTCTAAAGGGGGTGGGGCGTACCCTTTGTTCCGCTTCTGCTTTGCCCCCTATACCCTTCTTTTATCCCATTCTTTGAGGTTTATATTATATTCAACTCCGTTAATATATCATCTTTTGACCTATTTACGTTATCGGGGTTGTTTTCGTTCCCTTCCCCATCGCTACTTGCTAATCTTTTTGTCTGATCTAATTTGAAAAGTTGTTCTTTTCTCTGCTCAATGTAGTATCTACATTTATCGCTGTTTATCCATTTACGAGCCTGCATATAAATAGATTGGCGGTTTGCTTGGCTCTCCTTTGGTCTACTGATCTCGTATGCAATTATTAATTTTTCGCTTGATGGTGCATCAAAAATCAAGTAAGCATTTAAAACGAATTTTTCTAAACTAGAAAGTTTATCTATTTCTTTGTTTTTGTCTGCGGTGGTGGCTGGTATTGTGTGTTGTGTAGCCATGTTATTTAGTTTGTGTTTGTACATAAAATAAGCCCGTTGTTAGCTGATTAACAACGGGCTTTTATCTTGCCTCTTAAGGTGTCAAAGCAAAGTTAATGATTAATCTAGTAGCTTGCAAACAGGCTTGTTTGTCATTTTTCTTGTTATTCTTCTTCCTCTCTGATTACCTGTCTGTTATCCGATACTCCATATAGTTAATAAATGTTATTACTAGTCATAAATATGAATATTTATGACAAATATGTTTGGTTTTTCAATTGCAATACGCTATCTTTACTATTGTAATAATGAGATGGTTAACGACTATATTATAGCTTTAAAGGCTGATTTATTACTGAGCGTTACGAGGATTAACGCCTACGTGTCTGCCACGTATAAAGCAGACGGTAAGCACCGTGTAAGTGTAGCTGCCTGAACTCGAAAAGTATTAAAATATCGAGAGGGTGAAGTTTATTAATGTAGCCAGTTGAAAAATTGAGTGTTACAAGCCACTAAAATACAGAGTAATAAATAAAAAAGATAGGGTTGCGAAGTTTGGCGACCTACAACCCTATCAAAGTCAAACATCAGACACGGGATATAATAAGCCCCTGCCGTGTTCAGGGCAAATTTATGACAAATAAAAACAATCCGCAATTTCTAAATGCAGCAAATTGTATTTTTTGCATTTCCTTCCGTTACAACAACACCTCTGAAAAGAAATTTTTATGTACACCCGAAAACCTTATGGGAATTATCAAACAGTACGATAATAATAGGGGTATCGAGTACATAAAAGTCTTTGAACCCTCCAAAATGACATTCCAAAGAATCGCTAAAGAAAGAATTTTAAAAATAGTTGACTGGCATACAGAAAGCTATATCTATCTGCAAAATCACTACTACTTTAATTAATCCCACTTATTGAAAATTTGCCCTATGAAAACTAAAAGAATAAACAAATATATCTATTACTGGATTATCTGGTCAAATTACGGCACAGGTTGGGAACGTGAAAGTTGGTACGATAAAAGAGATTCTACCTACGGACAAGTAAAGAGAGATTTAAAAGAATATCGCTTTGCCTGTCCCAAAGCAAGTTACCAAATCAGAGAAAGAAGGGAGTTAAACCCGGATTACCAACCCAATAACAATTAACACATAAATATAGAATTATGAGTAGTTTTATATGTAGTGCAAAGCATTTCAACTCAGTTGAAAAAGCTATCTGAGAACTAAGCCTAAAAAGTGACTTTTATTTTTGTTCTCAAACAGTAAAAAATTATCCTCATTTATCATACGGACACAGAAACGAAAAACTAATGTTTCAAACAATTACCTCTATAATGGATGAACTAAGAAAATTATCTGTTTTGTGTGTCAGTCTGCAATATAAACACCATTACGAGGGTACACTCGACAAAGAAATACAGGAACAAACATATATACTAATGAGCGATAAAAAAAGTTGTCGCCACTTAGATAACGTCAATCTTTTTTCTACTGTCGGGTGTATAGATTATCAAATTGAACTCTGCCACCTTGAAGAGCTTAGACCTTTGACACAAGCGGAAAATAATGCTTGGAAGTTCTTGCAATCATTCAAAAGCGACCTAGCTAAATATATTGTTTACAGGCTTGCTGATTCAGACGGTGCAGTTTATTCAATTGATTAACACGAACTACAACTAAATGAACGGCAAAGATTAAAAAAAGTCTTTGCCGTCTTTCATTAAAAGATAAAAGATTATGGAAATAACAGATTATACCTCATGTTCCTGCGGTGCAATAACCGTCTATTTTAAAAATGGAGAAAATAACAGCCTCAAAAGAAGTAACAAAAAGAGATTTAACATATCACTAAGAGGCGTTAAAAAGCTAAATGATACCTATTGCTGCGATCACTGTGTAAACCATTACGGCTTGGATATTTGCGAGTGCGGAAGCGGTAAAACACCAGAAAAATGCTGCAATAAAGGCACTCGTGAACAACTAGGCAAAAGCGTAAAGCTATTTGACGAAATGAAATTTAACCCCGAAGTAATTCAATATTTAAAATCATTAACCGACTAAATAACAAAATCATGCAAGTATATTTCAACTATATAACCGCCTCCCTGAACATAACCAAAAAGATAGCCGATTTAGGCTATCATTCAGGGCAATGTGACGAAGACATAGATCGTATCATGAAATTACCCGAAATCAAACGGCAGCTAAAGAAAATTGATCCTGAACAACTTAAAAAAGAACTCTATGATTATGGAGCTTGGGACGATTCAGAACTCGAAAATCATAATGGAAATTTGCAGCGTATCCTCTGGATAGCCTGTGGCGATATTGTAGACGGTAAATATAAAGGAGATTAAAACCATGAAAAAGGAATTACTAACAATAGAATTTAGATATAATGATAAGCCCAAAAATCCAGATTTTTCAGGATATACCACAAAAACAATCACGATAGGGATTTTTGACACATTAGACGAAGCAATAAAAGCCGGAAATGAGGCAGTAAAAGAATTGGCGAAAAGTTTTGAAGTGAGACAAGATGACAAATTTCAATTAATCTATTTGGATGGTTATCCAAATAGATTAGTTTCTAATTGTTGCTATTCTGGGCAAAAAGCTACTTTTTACGCAAAAATTAAAACTTTAGATTTTTGTGATTTGCCCTCTACTGTTTCGGATATTTTAGAAGCTAACGAAAGATATAAAAGTTATAAACTTAGTGAAGACAAATAAACCACAAATAATAAAAATCAATAACCCGAACCAATATGAAAACAACTATAAACGAGCCGACAAAACGAATAGCAAGGCGAAATTTACCCATCAACGATACATACCGATTTATCCGTTCCTACTATAACGGTGGAATATACGAAGGTAACGGCGAATGTTGTGAGAACTGTAACAAACCCCTAGCCAATATAGCGATCATCGAAAACAGCAGCCAAAAACAATTTATCGTAGGAATGGATTGTGCCTCAACATTAAGCGGTATAAAAAATTCCGATGCCTACGAAATAGCAGAGAGCAATTTTAAAGAAGCTAAAGCAGTCAGGGCGAAAATCAACAAACATCTCAAAAACGAAGGTGCAAAAATGAAAATAGAAAACACCTGTGCAGGCGATATTAGCATATACATAGCCAAAGAACAACGTGCCTATTTGCATGAATGGGTAAACAAAGAATTTTTCTTTACCTACCTGTCCGATTTGAAAAGCAAAGTTAAAAACCCTGAAAAGAACGACTTTAAAACACTTGCAACCGATAACGACCTGAACGACTATGATTTTAGTAAGCTATCATACAGAGAAGGATTTGAGCCTGTAAAAATCACACTACACGGCTTTGATTTTGTCCTGCACCATACCGAAGTACAAGCCCCTGCGGGTAACTACAATAAAATGTTCGACCTGAAAATGTACGAAAATGGAAAACTGCTAGAAACAGATAATTTCTATTCTCAAAGAGAAATCAAGTCAAATATTAAGTGGAATATTAACAAAGTATTGTTTGAAAGATTTTAAAACAGTGATACAATGAAAGCACAAAAACGAATTATCATACTCCTAAATGCAGATATAGAGGACGTTCTAACCTTCTCCAATCCGCAAATAGCAGAACGAACGTACCATACCCTGCTAAAATCGAATAACAGAGTTTGAGGACTTAGTGAACGATCAGGAGCTTGAAACCTTTAAAAATGTAGAAATAAGTATCAAACTAAACAACGAGTAGCATTATGGAAACAAAATATACCTTCAAACAAAACAAATCAGGAAATTGGGATATTCTCAAAGGAAAGCAACTTATCTGCGGTGGTTATCGCACACAAAACGATGCAGCCATAGGTTTGGCAACAGATATAAAACGAAATCGTCTGTATGATGAACTGGTAGCTAAAGGAGTAGCAACCGAAAAACTGTTATTCAAAAACTACGAAGAACTGCTCGAAATAGAAGCAGACCACACTAGATACGACAAAGCCCGAAAGAATCTTGAAGCAACACAGCAAAAAGTCCTTACTTCCGGCAAAGGAAAAATGTTCTACGGAATAACTGGAAATGAAGTTACCGCCAATTATGAGTATGGCGACTATAAAACACGAATTACCACGATAGATCCCCGAACACTATTTTTTGTGGACGATTTTTGCGATAGTGTGAAAAAAGCATTAGAAATTCCCGAACCAATTAACCTAGATGATTTAATCAGAAAAGCAGGCGGCAATCCTCCGGCTGAACTAAAAACTAAATATTATGATTAAAAAACTTTCCCTCTACACAATCGCCACTAATTGCACCGATTTAAGTGATTTGCAGGGCGGTATTAACGATATGAAGGAAGCCATAAGGCAATATGAGAATAAGGGGCGTAAAGTCCCTTATTTCTTTTATAATCGCCTTAGAAAGCTAAATGACAAGGTAGCCAAACTCGAACAGCACATCTTTCTTGTCAATTCGGGCGAATACACTCCATTCTGTATGTTCCAATATGCAAGTACGAAAGAGAACGCTGCCAAATTAGCTATATCGTTGATAAGTCAAAGTATGGGTGAACTTATAATTACGAAAGAACCCGTAGTAGTTGAACAATACAAAACAACTGAATATTACGAGTTTTCGGCACGAATCAAAGGAGAAGAAGAATACGAATCAACGTTTCAGTTCTGCCTTCAAACCTTGAAAGTGTTTGACCCCAATCTTGACTAGAAATGAAGAATAATACTCATTCAGTGTAATAAATACTTAGTTTTTCAATAATAATTAGACAACTGTAAATAAGTTGATTACAAAATACTTTTCTAAAAAATAACAATTATGAAAAATAACAGACTTACTTTTGAAGAAGCATACGAGTACTTATATCGTAGAAGGAAAGAATTAAATCTGGTGAAAGTTGCTCCCTTAATAGGGATTGCACGAACTCAACTTTCAGCCTGCCTAAACGGTACAAAGGACAAAGACGGTAAACCAAACAAGTTGCCGAAAAAGCATCAAGCCGGAGTGATTAGATATGTGTTATCAACACAAATCTCTGCCATATTCCAAGATGCAGAATAAACTAAATCAGTAAGAACTACAAGCGGTTAAGCCTTTGGCTTAGTCTGTAAAAGAAATTGCCAAGCTGTTTGCCAAACGGATGAATGGGCTTGCCTTGTCTTAAATTTTAACTGTAATCAATATGAAAAGACATTCGTTATGGAAATTTACAAACATCAATATCACGACATAGTGCGAATTGAGATTCAAGCTAAAGAGAATAAAGAATTAAAGGAATCTAAATCAATATCCTTTATAAAAGCCACTTTGAACGAAGTTGTAAAGCACTTTGTCGAACGCTGCAATTCCTGTTTAGTCGTAGATGGCGGTGTTAAGGTGAAAGTAACTATTCGTATTTCGCATCCTGTAAAACGTTGGGGCGATCAGAAAAGTTACACCCTACGAATATCTTCAATAGAAAATTTAGTTAAGTGTCTGTCCGAAGGGATAGACGAATTTTAAATCAAAACGAACTATAATTATGAAAAGAAATAGAACAAAAAAACAGATAGATAAATTTGAAGTCGCATTTTACAACAAATATCCTGATTATAGTAAAGCTACTATTAAATGCCTGAAAACTTATAACTCAGGTAAAAATGTCGATTGGGACGACTTTACCAAGCTATTTTTAATACGCTTCGTATCATACCTACATACAATATTGTCACCTAATTCTGTGCGAACATATTGTGCCAGAATTAAAAGTCTACTTAATGATTATGTCGAATCGGTAGAGCTTCCTTGTAGAGATTTCAGAAAGATTCTCAGTGTGAAAGAAGTTGATACCCATAACGTTTATTTGACTAATGAAGAAATTCAAAAGTTAATCGACTATCAACCTCACAATATTCGTGAACGGGTAGTGCGAAATCAATTTGTAAATTCTTGTTTGACCGGATTACGATTTTCAGATGTAACCGAACTGGATGAAACAAATATTGTCGAAAATGAAATCCTCATAATGTGCCGTTCGCAAAAAACCAAAAATGTAGTTTTCACTGCAAATAACAAAATTACGGCGAAGTACATTCTTGAATGTGTCGGACACAAATATTCTGCACAGACATATAATAGAACCATTCGTGAAATTTGTAAAAAAGTGGGTATAAACGATATTGTTCGGGTTATTCAGGCAGGAATAGAGATCAGGGGCGAAAAATATAGATTTATCACAAGTCATACAGCCAGACATTCTTTTGCAACTAATCTCCATAAAGCTACAAGAAATTTGATGCTTGTATGTAAATGTATGGGACATTCAGACGTAAAGCAAACACAAAGGTATATCAATATGGACGATACTAACAGTGCAGCAGTCGCCGAATATGCAAGCATGTTTACTTTTAAAAACAACTAA